GTTCCGCATCTCCTGAATCCCAGGTGTATTCCTCTATACTGCCCGTTAGCTGAACATCGAGTGTCGCTTCAATGGCAGCCTGAACCGCTTCTACTGCATCCTTAGTGTCTTCAAAAATCTGAAGTATTTCTGATCTTTCTATATCAGCCATCTATAATCACTTCCTTAGTTACGCAGGATTTACGCTAGCCTGCAGAATTCCATCAGCATGCCACACAATTTCAAACTTACCATCACTCGATGCCTCTTCCCCACCAAAATCTAGGCAAGCAATGAGCTTAGAGTCAGCATCAGCAACTGCCTCCATATAAATCACAGCGTAAGAAGCAGCAATTGTTCCCTCAGAAGTAAAGGAAAGACTAGAATCTGTCGTTTCAAATGTAACAGTATCTGTTGCACTATCATAGTCGACTACTTTATTCTCTATTTCTTGGCCACCAAGGCCGGCATCTTCTCCACCTTCATCAGTATAGTCCTCATCTACACATTCATCCCCACTAATCTCTCCCCAGTTATCATCATCTGCATCAAAAACAAAAGTATCTTTCATAAGAGCACATTTTATAGTAGTACCAGCATCACTGAGATCACCGAAATTTCCAAGCATCAAGTTCTCAGGGAATGTTCCATAAATTGACATTGTAGCTGCCATCTAATTAACCTCCTCATTAAGCTAGCTCAGTTGCAATAGCAACTGCTAGCGCATTAATAGTAGTATCAGAGAGTAGAAGCTTACCCTCTGTATCTACTTTTACTATAATCAACTGTCCATCATTACTCTTACCACTATCCTCAACCTGACCATAAACAGCCTCAGCCATATGAATCCCTCCTAGATTTAGGGGAGGAATATCCTCCCCTAACCATTTATCTGTCTTACTGTTCTTTTACCAGAGCAAGTACATTTATAGCTCCAGTAGCAGACCCGGCAGCTGCAGTAGCCCCAACATTGATAATGTCTCCACTATCAATAGTGCCAGTCCATACATACTGATATCCCACAGCAGCATCAGTTAGTACAGTATTATCCATAATACTGTCAATGTCACCGCTCGTATCTACACCAATAGTAAATAGCGGTTGAGAGTCTTCACCATCATCTGTAAATTCTTCTGTAACTGTTACGACAATAGTAACATCACAGGTGGCTGTAGGATCAGCAACTAAGGTGTCGTTGCCAGAAGAATTACTGGCATAGTCCGCACCATAACCTAGGCCACTATCCATAATGGCAGACCACAGCGCCCCTGCATCCAGCTTAGCTGCAGTAACTGCACCATCAGCAAGCTGGGCAGTATCTACTGCATCAGAAAGAGCAATCGCACCGTTTTCGTCAATAACTTCTACACTACTATTTTTATCTCCAACTCTCAAACCATACTTAGACACTATAGGGCCAGTATCATGTTTCCCAGGAACCTTAACAGTTCCATAAGTGTAATACCTTGCCATCTAAAACACCTCCATTTGTTTTGTGGGGAGCCGCTTTGGAGGAAAGCCGCCAATCACCGCTCCCCACTATAAGTAGTATTAGCTAGCATCGTTGCCATAGACCCACAGCCAGTCGGAGAATCCGCAAGCGTGACGGGCATAGGCCCTATACTTAGCTACTAGAGTATCGAACTCTTCTGACATTTCAAACTCCACAGGTACCCTATCAAACCAGTTAAGGAATAACTTGCTATACCTGCTATCAATAAGGAACCAAGCATCATCATTCGTCAGGTCCGGCCAAACAATAAGTTTGAACTTCCCTTGGTGGATATTTGGGTTGTTATCTGAGGTATCAATTTTTCCACCGCTGGTGTTCAGTTCCCATGCTACTTCTTCCAGAGCCTGGGGAACCAGAAGAGTATCTGGCATTACATCAACCCTATCTCCCCTGTCATCCTGGAATTCCATCATAGCATGTTTGGTTGTAAGCAGGTTAGCGTGGTTAAGCTCCAGTGTTCCTACATTGGAGCGTTCCTCTACCCCCTCAGTACCTCCTGTATCAACGTATGCTTTTGATGGGTGGTCGTCTGCACAAAGTTCCTTACCATCCGGACCAGTATAACTGGAATCAAAAGCATTGTTAAATATAGAAGCTGCATCAGACTCCCTACGCCGGGAGTACTTAACAGCTAGTGCAGATGGTTGTTTGTTAATAATATTGCGCCGATCATCATCGTATAGTTTACGCTCGATAGCGAATCCCTTCGCATACTCAGGGAATTCATATATCTTACCATACCCACCATACGGACGATCGTACTCTACAGTACCATTAAACAGTGGGAACTCACCAAGAGTACCGATACTGTAGTCTTCCTCATAGGGATTATCTGTAGTTTGTGTAGCAAATAATTCCCCAATCATGCTAGGAGTACGCCCAAACTCTTCGTAAAATATCTTACGAAGACCAGGCTCTAACAGTTTGCCGAAATATTCTCTACGTGCAGTGTCAGCCATTTATCATTCACCTCTCTAAATATACTTAATTCAACTTAACTAACATCCAAGGATAGAGCACAGGTATTAAAGGCAACATAGATAACATCGTTATCTTCATCTACCTTCAGCACTGTTAACGGTCCTTCTACAGAAGAGTTATCTGTAGCCCCATCAACCCCAGTCCCAGTATCGTTAATAGTAACAGTTGCACCAGCGACAACATTGGAATCCAAGCTCTCACCGATAGCAGTACCATCTTTTGCTGTAATGGGAGCTTTGAATACCATCCCTGGCAGAATCCAGTATGCTCGCATATACTCACCAGGAGTATCGCCATCCACATTTTCTAAGGAAACCACAGCCACAGCAGATTCATTACCATCGGCAAGAACCAACTTACCTCCACTGAACTTATATACCCTGCCTACATAGCCGTCCTCAGCATCATCTAGCTGGAAATACTCAAGGTCCTTAGGTGGTGCAACTTCTACGCCACCAGCTGCCAAATTCTGAATTAAACGAAAAGCCATTATCATTCACCTCTCTTAGTCAATTTCACCAAGTGCCTTTTTGTGTTCATAATACTCTTGCGGAGTCATATTAAAGAACTTAGAAGCAACTTCCTTCTCTTTCTGAGATAATGCCGACTCATAGTCAACTTTCCCAGTTTTAGTTCCTCCGTCCATTCCCTCTACTTTCCGTTTCCGCTTTACTTGCTGTCTAGTCTGAGTACGCTTTTCAATATGATCCCTAAGCTTAGGGTGAAGAACTACTGCAGCAGCCTCAGTAAGCGTAAGCCCACGATCTTCTGCATACTCTTCAATATCGTCCTCATACTCATCAAACAGCTCACCAAATTCCTTCCGAGCCTCTTTCTTCTGCTCGGTCCTCACCTTTTCCTCCCGTTCCTCTGAGAGGATACCTCTAATTTCAGTGATCTCCTCTCGCAGTGCAGGGTCACCTGTGTTGTATTGGCCTTGCTGGTTACCCTGCTGTTGCTGGAGTGCCCTCTGAGCCGCCAGCCTTTCTCTAACCTGGGCCGGAGTTAGCCCTGAAGCTTCAGACACAGACTTGCCAGCCGAAATATAGTCTTTAGCTTCTTTGATACTTACGCCAAGTTCCTTTGCTATTTTCTTCTCAAGTCTAGCAAGGCGCTTCTTGACGATGTTATCAACCTCCGGCTGAGTAAGATAAGTTTCATCCTCCTCAGCTTCACTACCTTCGGTACTTTCAGTGCTTTCTTCGATCTGCTCCTCAGACTCATCAATCTCAGTCTGTTCTTCTTGCAGATCCCGCTCATAGGCGTTGTCCATTCTAAAAACCTCCCGTTTATTGCTCGTCAGCATAAATTTTATTCCGTTTTAGGGTCGTCACCCGCAAAACCTTAGAAAGTTCTTTCACCCATTCTCTCCCCACCCGCTTGCTGTGCCATCTGCCCCTCAGCTTGAGTCATTCTAGTGATTATCTCTTCTTTATTGGGGAAGTTAGTAACCTCAAGCACAGCTATTCTATCAATAACCCCAAGCTGATAAAACTCTTTAGCTTGCTCATACATTAAAGCTTGGCTGTAGGGCACTGTAGGCCCTACATTTACTTCAATGTCAAATTCAGGAAACTTAATTTCTTGCATTAGCTCGTTCATCATGGCTTCTCTATCTCCTGGAGCCATCTCAGCTTGTTCCATTTCAAAAGTTTGCTCCATACCAGCCATCTTAGCCATGTCATATATTCTCTGCTCTAGTGCTTCTCGTACATCTAGAGTAGTTGGAACCGATTCTCCAGCTAATCTAACCATCCTAGGCTCCTCATAATTTTCAAGCACCATGGATATAGCCTGTTCAGAGGTGTTCCTAATCGCTGCTGCCATATTATCTGCCTTCTCAGCTACCCTAATCCCAGCAGCTTCCTGGAGTGCAATGATTGCAGAGGCAGCTCTTACTCCAACAGGTCTCCTACCCTGTACCACATCATGAACCCCCAAGATCTGCTCCATCCACTCGATTAGTTTCTCCAAATGGGCTGGGATATGAGGAGGTATCGGTACACCTGCAATTCTCTCTATACCCCCATTATGGCTAAATAGCGCTATTCCTGGGTTATTGTCAAAGATCCATGCATCTGATTCATCCAAACCAGACTGAGATTTATTAATCATCCACTGGGCATTACCCATAAGTCTGGTATTATCAATAATCTGTGCCTCATACTCATTAATCAAACGCTGGAGTATTTCAATCATTTCTACTTCTCCAATTCCCCAGAACTCTTTATCAGAGTTATAGTCACATATGCGACTAAAGGGAAATTGGTTGTGTGCAAATACCGGCTCCCATACTTCTGCATTATCATACATCCCACCAGTAACTTGCAATACTATTTTACCAGAATAATACATAACACACAAGTCACCGTTCTCATCTCTAAACCAGTATTCAGTTAAACTGGCAGTACTCTCCCTAGATCCACTATCTCTCCCATGAAGCCCCTCCGACTTCCTCCATTCCTCGTCCCTCACAACATATTTACCTTTGTCTGGCCACCTCCGCAGAAAATACTCAAGAGGTTTTTTAACCCGTATAAAGCAATAATCCATGTCTTCAAGTGTATATGCTCGCGGATCTGGATAAAAGTTCATTGGGTGAATAACAGTGTAAGCTACCTCACCAAGACCATCCCATTTATCCACATCCCAATACTGTTTGATAATAGCTGTACCATACTTTAACATGTGTAAGCAACTCTCTCGTATCTTCTCTTCTTGCATTTTATTGGTGTACCATAAGTGATCAAGAACAGTCTGTAACATTTCTGCAAGAGGTTGATCAGCGGCACTCATACGTGGCCTTAAAATAACAGTAGGATTATTAGCCGTAAGTCGTGGGATAAGTGATTGAATAAGCGCCCATGTAAAGTTAAGCACAGGGGTACTCTTATCATCAGGAACTGAGGTTTCCCACTGCTGGTTCCGAACAATCCGATCGAACCGTCTCCACTTGTTGTTCAATGGCTCACCAAGAAAATCAACTTTTTCTGTCTCTGCAATAGTGAACCTCTCTATTGCTACATCTAACAGTTCATTCTCTTCCTTAGTGTTCCGCTCCTTATTGTCAACATTTTCTAAACCCTCTGTTTGCTTTTTTATCCATGGAATACTTTCTGTTGCCATTATCTCACCGCCCCAAAAGATTGTTTTCTCTTACGCTTGTAAAGCTGTCTGGTATTAGATCTATCCTGTATGATAGATGGGTGTACAAAATCTACAACCTTACCCTTAGGATCTTTCTTTTTAGACACTGGTAATTTCTGGGCATGTACTAGATCTAATTGGTCAGCCAGAGCATCAGCCAGGTCATCATATCCAGCAAATGGAAATTTCAGCAACTCCCACAACAGCCGTTGTACTAGGTCATATTCCCCACTCCGTTTGGAAAACTTCTTCAGCCGCTTGGGTATATAGAACTCATTCTTTATCCGGGGAACCAGTCTAAGAATTCTTTCTTCTTTAGAAGCAGCTCTCCTCTTGATAGGCTCCACAGCAAAGAACTTATTATTTTCCATCATCATACGCTCGAAGTTGTATACATATGTCTGTTGAAATCCAACAGCCTCAAATCCAATAGGGAATAAAAATCTACTCATCTTCTGGTAAAAACTGGCAAGTTCAAATAACTCATCCAGTAATTCATCTTCTGTAACCTTGTCATTCAGTCCATCCAAGAAATACATCCTATTAGAGCTATCATACCCGCACACAGCTATGGCAGATCTATCTGAGTAATCTTCTACACTAGCTGCAGGGTCTACTGTAATACAAATGTTTAGTTCATGTAGATCAGGCAGAGTATCTACTTTAACAAACCACTCTTCCTTAAACTTCTGGAAGGCCTCTGGAGTAGGATTCAGTAGATACTGTGCCGAATACTCATATGGTCCTTTAGCGTGGAGGAGGGCTTGCAGTTCCTTTTTCCCAAACTCCTCAGGGAATATAGGATTCTCCTCACTGGTTGGCATAATAGAAATAAGCCACTTCTTATCGCTATCAGGGGTAGCCTCTGCCGCTTGCACAACATCCTCTGAGACGTATCCCTGCGGTACTCTCAGGCTGGCAATCCCACCAAACTCATCGATAATCCAACTGTAAAGGTCAGCATGAGACCATCTAGTACCAATCAGAATAAGCTCCCCCTCTGGAGTAAGTAAGTCCAATAAGTCCTTGAAATATAAAATAGACTTCTCAACCATGTCCGCAGTCCTAACAAAGTCTCGGTTAATTAAGTCGTCCGCAATTATCTTGCTATAGTGCTGTGAAACAAGGCTAGCATCCGTGGAACCAGTAGTGATACTAGCTTCCCTCCCCTGCCCCGGTCTCAAAAGGACCAACTCATCCTGGGTAGCTCTAGTTATCCAGTCCAATTTATCCCCAAATTGGCTTTTATGGTAGTTTGTAGCATACTTGTTTAACCACCAATCCCGCCAGCACCACCTAAATTTTGGGTTTGACTGGAAATGTCTGGCAATTGCCCGCAAAAACTTCCTGGAGTTCTCTAATTTGGCGTTAGTAATTAGAATACGCTCAGTTGGATCTCTTAATAAGGTCTGAATACTGTAACTCTCAGTAGCAATAGTAGATTTGAAGTGGGAGCGAGGCCACAGGAGCAACTTAAACTTATAATCTGGCATATCTACATCCATAGCCATCTGTTTATGGATATGATCAGTAATTCTGTCATACCCAAGAATGTATTTTGCCAGATAATGTAAGTCATCAAGGGATCTTACCCTTGATTCCTCCTTTAGGGCTTCCTCCTCCTGCTCTGTTAACTCCGGAAAGGCCCTTTCTACCATTATTTAACTCTCCTCCGTAGTAAAATCTTCCGCTTTTGGAGAATTGTTCTTGCGATTGGCTACTGCTTTGTATTCTGTGGTGGCACAGCGCCTTGCTTTAGCATTGTCTGGCTTTGAGGAGCCCAGTTTACCTAGAGTACCTTCCAAAAATTCCCTTCTTTCTTCGTCTGAACCAAAGGGACTCTCAGAAATGTCTACTTTTGCGTCTAGTTCTACCCTTTGTTTATCCTGGTGTACTCCAGCAATCTCTAAAATAAGCTTACCATGCTGAAAACTACCCTCTTTACCCAATTTTGCAAAGGTATGTAGTATTGCAGGAGTCTCTGCAACTAGAGAACTGCATACCAACTCGGTAAACATAGCCCTAAACTCTGGATCTTTGAGCTGTTCACACACAAATTTAATGGATACTCCAGCTTCCTTTGCTAGACTACCTGCTGTAAGGTAGTTCTGCCCACATTTTACAACTGCAGCAAGTAATTTTTTCTCCCCAGCCGTTAATTTCTTTTCAGACAACCCAATACACCTCCAATAAGCAGTCTTTTACATCTATATTGTACACTTAAAGGGCAATTATTGTCAACTTTTTTAAAAAATTCCTTGACAAAAAAGCAAAATTAGGATAAAATAGACATATAAAGGGGGTGTTTTAGACCGATGATTAGAAAAGAGGGGTCAAAGTGGGTTCTCCGGACGAGGGATGGGAAGAAAATCTTAGGAAAGCACGACACAAAAGAAGGTGCACAGGCCCAAGAAACTGCAATTTTGCTGAGTAAGAAGAAAAGGGAAAGGAAAAAGAAATGAAAATACTGCCAATGTGTAGAAACTGTGTGTGCTATTATTGTGATTTTGTGGGAGAATGCCATTGCCCACTAAAGGAATGGGGTAATGCACAGCTAAAAACATGTGACAACTTTAAGGAGGTTGATCCGATTGTCAGAAAAGAAAGGGAAGAAGAACGTAAACGTAAAAGCGCCAGCCGGAAAAATGCATAGTAAAGGTAACCCCGGTAAGGCAGCTAAGCAAGATGAGTTTGTACCAGAAAGAGACGGGGTAAAAGAGCTGGATGAACTTTGTATGCGTATCCAGGTTTTACCACTACAGAATCCTCAAGAGTATAATGGCTTAGCTTTAATCTCTACAACCGGGAGAGCCTACTCACTGGTAGATATCTTCAAAAATATGGTGGAACTTATGTCCCAAGTAGTCATCCATACTACCTCTCTTGCTACCAACATCGAGCAAAACATGGCTCAGGTGAAAGCGAAAGAAATGGTAAAGGGTGGGAGTGTTCCACCTAAAGAAGAGGAGTGAGTAGTATGAGCTTAATCAGAGGACTAGATAATCAGCGGAGACTAACCATCCCCAAGGAAACACTAAGAGCAGTTGGAGCAGATGTTGGAGACTTTATGAAGATTTATGCAGCAAACACCCCCACAGGAGAACCCTGCATTACCCTGGAGAAGTTTGAGCCTGGTTGTGCTTTATGCGGTGGAGAAGCTAATCGCAACTACAAGCTGATCCATGGTAAGCGAGTATGCGAATTCTGTGCAAAAGTGTTAAAATAGCTAGAGAGGAGGTGATACCATGGATAAGGATACGGAATATACCTGGTGGGAAAGCCTAAAGTATAAGATGAGTTCACGTAAGTTCTGGATGGCAGTAGTATCAGCAGTAATTATCATCTGTAATGAAGGGCTCGGTTTGGATTTACCTACAGAAACCCTGTTGTCCTTTGCTGCTGTTGTAGCCGTCTGGATATGGGGTGAAGCCCATGTTGACGGAGTTAGAATGCTGAAGGAGTAGGAGGTGTACTATGAAGAAGAGTATTATTGTTTTACTAATCATCCTTTTCATTGCTTCTCCAGTGTCTGCATCACTGGAAAGGGATATGGACCTTTCTTTTGATGGAACTATAGACTATGTCAGTGAGACTAGCTCAGATGTAGCCGCAGTAGCCGTAGTTACCAGGGGCACTGGTAGTGGTAGCATTAGCCAGGAGGGAACCTTTACCAGCGAAAGCGCTAAACACAGTGGTTCAGTGCTAGTTAAGTCTGGAGACAGACGAAAGATTGAAGCTATTGTTGGTGTAAAAATGAATGGCAACCATTATGTACAGCGTGTACAGCCAGATTATGGCTTAACCGCTGAGTTAAGTCAGGAAACAGAAGTAAAACTAGATACATTTAAGGCATTAATCTTTGATGGCTATGCCAGAGTTGATGGTGGTATATACCAGCGTCATGTTGAATTAACTAATGAAGGCATAACTCTTAAAGAAGTACTTAAGATTGTGGGCAAAGGTGAAGGTAAAGACAAGATCCGATTTGCCCCGGATCCGGATGAAGAATAAACTGTATTACTATTAAACTGCCCCGGTGCGGCTGTCTTAGACGGTTGCTACTTGCAAGGCCGGGGCGGTTTATTTTGAGGAGGAGTACTACCATGATAGAGCTTAAACAAATGATTATTCCAGCAGGACAAAATAACCGGCCGGCTACTAATAGCTGGCGTAAGTGGTATAAGCTTTCCCGGCCGCCCCATTATATTACCGCTCATAACCCCTTCTGGGCCGGCGATGCCAAGAGTTTAGCTGAATACCAGCTAAGCAGCAGCTGTGCCAGCCGGCCAGCAAGCTGGCATCTTAACATTGATGCCACAGAAGCTTGGCAATCCCTACCTTTCGATGAGCCGGCCTTCCATGCTGGTGACAACCTGGGTCCTGGAAACAGGGATACCATCGGTGAGGAAATATGTGATCAGGATATGCTACATCTAGTTAACGGCTCGTGGCAATACAAGAGCTTTGATGACCCGGCTTTCGAGGAATATCTGAAGTCAGAACGCCATGCGGCAAAGGTTAACGCTTACCTGATTAAAACACTACCCAGCCTTGAGCCATTCCCTGATTGCTTACACGGCTTGCCGAAGTCACAGCATAATGATTGGAGCGGGAAAAATTGCCCGTGGCTTATGCGTAACAGACCAAACGGCTGGAGAGATTTTCTAGATATGGTGCAGTCATTCCTGGATGAGGAGGAACAACCTGACCTAAAGCACAGAGTTATTGTGGGAAGCTTTACTAACAAGGAAAACGCCATAACCCATATGGGCAAACTGCGGCTGGCAGCACCAACAGTTTATCCCTTTATCGTTTGGAACAAAGCTGGAGAGAAATTGTTATACCGGGTGGTAGCAGCAGAGCACGACCGCCTTGACCACGCAGAGGTATTGTCAGATTCACTGAAGCGAAAAGGGTTCGATAACTTTATTATTAGTGCAGACGATTTTGGCGACCTTGAGATGCAGCCAGACTTGCCTCCACCAGACTATGACCCACCAGATAATCCGGATGAATACGAACAGCCGGAGATACCTTCCGGTTTATTGGAGATACTGAAAGCATTATTTGACTGGCTTAAAAAATTATTTGGGGAGGAGTGACAAGTAGCCATGAGTAGAATTATATGGTATATTAAACAATTATTCCCATTGTGGTACAAAACCCAGTATGCCATTGGCGCAGAAAAACATTTTGTCGTCTGGCAAATGTGGCTGGGGAAATGCTTTAATATTTCCGACGTCAAACTTGCGGGGTAACTTGAGGGGTACTTGCGGGGTACTTGGGGGGTGATAAAGAGAATAAGCATGGGTGACGTTGGTATATGCAGACAAAATAAAGCCTTATTTAAAGGGCTTTTTATAATTAATTTAGTGGTATGGCGTGGGTATATATACCTAAGACAGGTTGTTAAATAGCGGGGGTGGTTCCGATTGATGATTTCAAAAGGGAAACTAATGGATAAGCATACGAAGGATCTAGCAGAATATTACGAACTTGAAATAAATGAAGAACCTGGTTGTACTATAATAGATAGTAATGGCAATGAAAGAGATAATAATGGATAAGCATACGAAGGATCTAGCAGAATATTACGAACTTGAAATAAATGAAGAACCTGGTTGTACTATAATAGATAGTAATGGCAATGAAATCAGCAGAAGATGTTGTGTCAATATTTGGCATAGGGCGTATAGTTGTAGAATAGAAAAAGGGAGTGGCGGTATGTCGTGGGAACCTATGGATGACAACGGTAGTAGTAAATTGGGGAATATTCTTGCTATAGTTTTTTTTACATCACTAATAGGACTTTTGGTTGTAGCTTATTACATGGGGTGGTAGGAAAGATGCAGATGAGGATTAAGATAACCTACTGTTATCTTAGACGATTACTACTTATCAAAGGAGGTTTTTATCAAAATGAAGTGGTATTTTAAACAATTAT